ATGTACGAGAATTATGATACTCTGGAAGAATTAAGTGATTTTTTAGAAGGAACATTTCACCAGGACATGGGTTCACCAGAACAAGCTCTGAAAGAATTTATAGCTGAATCAAGTAAAGAATGCTTAGTTTTCACAATAAAATTTTGTGAAGAGTTTTTAAATGAAAACATATCTGATCAAGAGAAAGAAAGTTTTATAAAATCAAATACGGAGATTTATTTTCCGGCAATCGATTTAACTCCTTTACAATGGTTGAAAAAAGTAATTACAGAAATAAAAGAGGCTATTTAGTATATAAGCCAATGATTGAAATTAAAGTTTCAGATCCTGTATTTAGATTTCTCGGCGGACATTTCCACCAAGATATAGAATCTCCCTGAAGATGCCCTTAATGAATATCTAAATGAAGCATCACAAAAACTAAAAGAAAGAGATTTAATAGCACTAACTGATTTTGTAATAGTGATTATTCTGAAGCAGATAAGAATGAATTTATAGAAGAAGCAGCTGATGGTATATACTTTCTTGAAGATGATATAACACCATTAGAATGGCTTAAGCAAGTCACTGAACAAATTAAAGAACACCTTAAAACAATATAGTTTAGAAAAGAAGCCCCTCTTTTAAGAAGGGCTTCTTTTATTAATCCAATTTCGCTTTAGTTTTTGGTCCATAAATGCCCTCAGCTTTTAATCCATTCATCAGCTGGAACCGTCTGACGGCGTCGACGGTTTTCGGTCCGTAATAGCTATCGATAAAATATAAAGACAAACGAAAATTGGATTGATGATCCTAAAAAACCTAAATTAATGTCAGAAGTGTATCAAGAAATTCAGAACTAGTAGAAAACGTTACAAATGCAAAAATTATACTCAAAAAAGATAACAACGGTGACTTTATTCTTAAAGGATATCCAACCAAATAGAAAGAGAGGAAGTATCATGATGAAAGTTATGATTTCTTACACGAATTAGAAAACTTTTTAGGTGCAACATTTCATCAAGATATCCGATCCCCTGAACACGCATTAGACGAATTTATTGAGGAAATGAGTAAAGAAGGTTTGCTATTTACAGTTAAGTATTACGAAGAGTTTCTAAATAGCGATCTAACTAAAGAAGAAAAGGAAGACATTATAAAGTGTCATGCAGAAATATATTTCCCGACAATTGGATTACCACCTATAGAATGGTTGAAAAGTGTAATAGAAAAACTAAAAGAAGCTATTTAAAAGAAACACTGAAAGGCCCCCATTTAAGAGGGCCTTTTTTTATTACTTCAATTTCGCTTCAATTTTCGCCTTAGTTTTCGGACCGTAGATGCCGTCAGCAGTCAGACCGTTCACTGACTGGAATCGTTTGACTGCATTTGCTGTTTTCGAACCATATACGCCGTCGATACCGTTATTCTTCGCCCCTTTATCTGGATAGAAATAAAGAGCCGCCAGAGCGTTTTGAACCTGTCTGACTTTCGTTCCTTTCGTCATCGGACTTGTCACTTTAATAACTCCAGAAGGCAGAGCATATGACGTTTTTTTGCTGCTTGGTGTAGTGCTGGAAGTGCTTGAGCCTGTGAGCTTTAATATTTGGCCAACCTTGATCAAGTTGGGGTTTTTGATACCGTTCAAGCTTTGCAGGGTTGCCATGCTTACAAGTTGTATATTGGATGTTTGTTTGTACCGGGCTTTTACGCCGGCCATTAATCGTAAAAGCTCCATTTTGGTTCATACGTGTAATGATGAAACTTTCGCTTTTATCTTGGTTTCCGCTGGCAACCTGTGTGGCGTAGATATCACCAGTCAATGTTCCGTTTCTTGAATTTCATCCATTTCTTCAAGAACTGCAAACGGAGTCAAATCACTATTTTTCTCAAGCATACGGCTTCCTGATCGAGTTGCAACTGGCTCAACAGTCACGTATTGCTCCAACTGATGCACTTGCTCCCGTTTCAACTCTTTGATTAGTCTAGAAATATCCTCTGGGATCAGGATGCCACCGTCTTCTTCATTTTTTCCGGACATTGCCCGAAACTCTTCACTTTCAAATAAGTCACGTTCCTCTTCAGTTAAACGCTTGCCGCGGAGTGACTTCATAAAGGCTTTACGGAACATATTTTGTCGTTCTTCTATATCCCCATCGTTTCCTGATCGCCCCTCTGGATTCCGCTCCTGCTCCGGCACAAAATTCACTCCTCCCGGCAAGTCAGGCACATCAAGTGAACGTCCTTCTGTCATCAATTCAATTTGATTCTTGAGCTGCTTCACTTCATCAAGCAAGGCACGGGCCTCATCTGTTTTACCCTCCTGCAGCGCCTTGTCTGCTTGCTGCTTCTTTTCAGTAAATTGCTGTCTTAATTGAATTTCTTTTTTGCTCATTTGCATTGGCATATAGGTTTCCTCCTTATTTAGACACAAAAAAGACCTTACTCCGGGAGTACAAGGTCAAGTAATTCCAATTCCATTTTTAATGTTTCATCTGATGCGTTGCGGCTCTCCTTCAATTGCTCCACTTTTTCCAAACTGCGGGCGCCTACGACTGCCTCTGTATCGCTATACGCCGGCGTCGTGACAAGAGATATATCAAAAATACGATGTATTTTATTGATTCTTCTCTCATAGATGTCCTCATCTTCATTCAGCCGCCACTCATCCGCGTCTGTGTAGCCATAATCGAGTGAAAAAGCAAAAGAGCATTGATTAATAACACCGCTGCGGACACTCTCCATTAAATCACGAGCGTATGACGTGTCTGAGGGCTTAAATCTGAATTTGAGACCTTATTCCATCTATTTCAAGGTCAAGACGCCCAGAATCGCCTGAAACAGTATTTCTCGCCAAAGGAAAGTCTTGCTGATGATTAAAAAGAGCAATAACGTTTGAAAGATCGGCTGAATCAAGTGCATTCCTGCTGATAATCTCCTTGAATATCCAAGACGCTCTGACCATTTTTCAAATTTCAAGGCGTATCCTTCGACAAATTCGCTTTGCCCTTCACCTTCTGAACGTATTTCAATGGGTGTTGTTAACTGCCGAACCTCTTTATCCTTCATTCTTGATGTCACCCCCTTTCACGGCACCGCCAGCTTTAAGACGCTGATATTCCTCCATGAAATCAAGGAACACATAATTTAAGCTGGCAAGATATTTGTCACCGTGTGGGATCGGATTACGTTCAATGAGCTCTCTAATTTCATTTTTATTGAGCAGTCCTGTTTCATGCATTGTTTTAAAATACTCTGCCTGTGACTGACTATCTCCCCGCTGCTCACTGTCGACATTAAATTTCACATAGTGGCCGTTTCTCTGGCTGTGATCCATAAATAATTTGACGTTAAGTTCTTGTTCAAAATTCACGATCCATGGCTGGAGAGTATTTCTGACATATTCGATAGACTGATGTTCAATATTGGAGAAAGTTGCTTTATCCAATTCATTGAGTTTATGCAACGGCACTTTATAGATCATTGAAATTTGCGCTTTATTAAATTTCATTGATTCTACAAACTGAGCCTCTTGTAATGGCATAGAAATAGATTGATATTCTAAGCCATTGTCGATGATCGCAATATTTTCGCCCTGGTTTACTCTTTTCCATTCTTTACGAACATTCTCTTTAGGCTTCTCATCTAAAAAAGCTGGAACTTTCAAGATTCCACGCGGTGTTGCTTCATTTTTATACAGCTTGGCATTGTATTTTGTGGCTGCCGATTGTGCCCCGATATGTTCCCGCACTACCCCTATGGGTGATTTTCCGTGTATGCCATCTGTTGAAAGTCCTTTAAAATGCAGCACTTCATGATCATACAGCTCCACGGCCTTTCCATTGACCACCGTTTGATACCACAACATGCCCGTATTCGGACTAATATAAGCGTTTGTAGTTTCAGGACGTAAAGGAGACAGCGCTTTTGGATAACCGTTTTCACCGAATTGGATATATGAGTAACCATTTCCCCACGTCAGCACTTGCGTCATCATCAACTTTTTCCATACAAAAGCCGTCATATAAGGATTAGGACGTGCATAAACAGCGTAGGCAGTGGGATGATCCGGATTACGTTCTATGCCGTTTTCTGTTTTTTGAAACGTATGGATCGGAAGCTTTGCAATATCATCAGATAACACATTCACGCATGCAAAAACATCAGGCTGCACCAATGAATTTCTTTCATTTACAGTTTCACCGCTTGCTGTTTTCCGGCCGCCGAATAAATTTACAAATAAATCATTGAAACCGTCTATATCCGTTGAACCGGACCGTTTTTCAAACATCCGATCTATTAACAACTATTTCACCTCGCTTTCTTGGTCAGAAGATAGGCATAAAACATAAAAAAGACACCCGTCAGAATCAGACCGATGTTTGTATTCCATCTATAAGCAGCTGTCAGAATAAAGGCGGCGCCCGCCACAAACAGCAAATCGTTTAGTATTAACATGAAAAAAGAGAACACTTTCTTCATCCCTATCACATCCTAAAAACTGAAATTTCCCGATCCAAAATGTTCATTTAAATCAACTCTCCCATTAGTGCCAGAGTACATTGCGCGGGCATATGCATTTATAACCGCTGCAATAGGGTCAATCCTTTGCTTCGATTTTGCTTTATCCAGCATGATATTTTCCTGTGGATCAATTTTAGTAATCGCGTTATTAATGGCCCATGTTAAAACCGGATCGTCACCGTGTATGACTTTCCCCTCATAAACATTTTCTCGAAAACTCTTTGTAGGTAATGAAAGATGATTTATTCTTTGCGGCATTTCGACTGTCGTCAGCCCTTTTGATTCAAGACGTTGGGCTAAATGAAGAGCGTTCCATTTATCGTATACGATCTCTTGTGGCCGAAAACGATGTTTATGAATAAATTCGATGATCCACTGTTCGACTCGTTGATAATCAACCGCTTCCTCTGCCGTATACGTAATATAACCCATCTCTTTCCACAAATCATACGGCACCTTATCTGTTGCCATTTTTTCCTTGGCTCGTGCCTCAGGCATAAAGGAATGTTGACCAACGTAGAACAAGCCCTCCTGCACGGCCACATATCCAACGGATGTTAAGTCTGTAGTCATGGACAGATCAAGCCCAAGGTAAACTGACATGCCCTGTAAATCAGGGATTTCGCCGCTGAATGCCCGCCATTTTGTCATGTTCATATATCCATTATCCTTCTGATCAACCCACCGATTCATATTTTTAGTTAGAAAGCTTCTCATTTTTTCGGGAACTTCCAGCGCTACTTTAAGCGCAGCACGCAAAGACTCCATGCCCTCTGGATACGTTGCAACAATGGGATTGGCTTTAATCCAGTTTGATTCGTCTTTTATATCGTCCTCTGGATCAAGCTCACAGATCATGACAAAATAATCATCATTCTCCGTGTCAATGTCTGGATCAAGTATTTTACTTGTATATTGATATTCCCTGAAACACGGCCTTTCCATATGAAAGCCGGCTGTCGTAGTAACGGCCATTAACGGGCTCCGGCGGGCGACCATACCACTATCAAGAACATCATAAATTTCACTTGTTTCATGAGCATGATATTCGTCCACTATCCCAATAGATGGGTTTTTCCCGTCCCCTAACTTCCGGGCTTCCCGAGATAAAGGCTGAATGATGGAGTTTGTCTTGTATTTTTTCACTCGCCCATTGGCTGAGGAATATTTCCCTTTCAGTATGGGCGCATGGTGCAGCTGCTCGAGTATGGCTTGATAAACCTCATCGGATTGTTCTCTGGACCAGCCGGCGATAAATACCCGGTGTTTTTCTTGCGTCGGAAAAATCTCGTATGACGCCACTAGAGCAAGAAACTGCGATTTCGCATTTTTTCGGGCCAGTTGGATGTAAACTTTTCTAAAACGCCGAGCGCCGTTTTCTTTTTTATAAAAACCGTAGATATTAGCCGCTATAAAAAGCTGAAAGTCTGTAAGCTCAATCGGCTGTCCGGCAAGAATCCCCTCAACGTGTCTGAATTGCCGCGCCCATTCATAAAAACCGACAACAGCCTCAGCATCAAAATAATAAGGGCAGTCATCATCTGCGAGGCGTTCAACATCTCGAAAAAAGCGCTCAACTGCCCATCTGTGCTTTTTGCTTGCCTTGATTTCACCGGAACGGATTTTCTCAGCGTATGACCATACCCGTTCTATGAGAATTTCGGCAGTAATTTCTTGCATTACATGCGGCCCCCGAACCGTTCTTCCTCTTTTGACTTCGGTTTCCCATCATCTTTTTTCGGGATAACGAGTTTACAGCGAGAGGAAATGGTCAGCCCTAAATCACTTGAAGCTTGCCGGCATTGTTTAAACAACTTGTCTTGGTTTATCAATAGTTCAGAATAGTCATCATTGGGAACAAGTTTTTCTTCTTCTCCTATTACATTCCCTTCATCGTCAAATTTTCTAACGATCACTGTTTTCATCGGACCCCGTTCAAGCAATTGCTCTGTTACTTGCAAATATAATTTCCGGGCAAACAAAAAACGGGCAAGCGCATCAACATCTAAGTTGGTCATAATCCCGATGTTTTTCAGCTCGTCCGCTATCTTTTTAAACTCTCTTTTTAAGTCTTTTGGCAAATATGATGGAGCCTTTACTTTGTCGTTTGGTGCCTTTATTTCCTGTGCTCGACGCTCCTCAATCTCTTGCTGTGTCAGGTGTTTCTTCCCTTTCACCAGTAGCAAGTCAACAGGTTGCCGCGGTCTAGCCATTCCCTCACCTCCTTCCGAATTTTCATTTAGGGAATTTTTCAAAATGGGGAGGGGAGCGCGGTCTCCGGCGTTCACCCCTCAGAGATTTTAGGGTGGGGGGTGCTCATTTCCTCTTTCAACTGCAGCATTGCGGCTTCTAATTTCTTTTGTGCTTCTTTTAATTTCTTTGTATACAGATCGAATGCTGTTTCCTTTTTCATCGTTGCACGAAGAGCAAACAGTTTCTTTACCTTCTGTTGCATACGTCTTATGTCAGCGTTGGTGTAATAGGATGTATACTCAGTCCGACACCGAGGACACTTGATATAATGCTCACGGATTCCTTCGTCATGCTTCCTAACCTTCGAGCATCCTTTAACTAAGAGCATTGTTCCACATTCATCACACATGCACGTTTGATGTTCTGTTCCCAAATCCTCCATCCTCCTTCGCTGTCTTTCTGCTGTGGCACGGCGCACATAGTGGCTGCCAGTTGCTAGAGTCCCAAAAGAGTTTCATGTCTCCTTTGTGCGGGTTGATATGATCGACTACTGTTGCCGGCACCCGTCTACCTTCCATCATGCATGATACACAGAACGGATGCTTTGACAGATAGCCAAGACGCGCCTGCCTCCACTTGCTGTTATATCCACGCTTAGCAGCGGACTCCCGGTATTGATCATAGGCCGGCTTGATACGCTTGTGTTGTTCGCAGTATCCCTCTCGCGTCAGGTTGGGACAGCCAGTTTCATTACAGGGCTTCAAAGCTTTCTTCATAGTTTAAACACTCCAGCATCGATCAATGTTTGAGGACGCAGTCCATGTTCTCTATCAGCATCTCTTTTTTTGATCATTGCTTCATATGAAAAACCGTCTGTATCAGATAAAAATTCTTTATTTAAAAACAATAACCACCCACATTGAGAACCCTCATAACCCAAGAAGAAATGTCTAACAAACCCGAAATTTTCACTAGCCTCTTCTACAAATTCTTTATCTTCGTCTAACATTTTACAGAGGCGATCCTTTTCTTTTTTTAGGTGTTCCATCCTTTGCTCTATACCTTTTATTGATTCTTCAAGAGATGGTATCTCCTTTTCTAAAGTGCGACGCGCTTGCTCATAGACTTTGTTTCTCAATATATTCTTTTGCACTTAACTCCCTCCAATCATATTCTTTCTAAACTGCCACCGTACTCAAGCCGTTAACCGCCAATTGTCTATCCTGAGATTTACCGGAAGTAGTTTACAGAGAATATAAAAACCCTTCAGTTAGAAGGGTTCTTTTGTTCGTCTTTATTTAAATTTAGATAATACCATCCCATATTCTTTCCTCTTAAATTTTGTATCCTCCAGTAATATAAATGAAATTTTTTTACACTATGACTATCTTTAATGATTGTCTCGTTTTCTTCCTCTTTAAATGATCTTACACTTTTATATTTCATCCGTTGTCCTGTTTGCAATTGATACCAAACATCTATTCTTTTAATTCCATATTTGCGATTAGTAACATTCTCATGAGTTATATCCAGTGGGATATAAACCTCATCATCGGGAAGCATAAATGGCAAAGATGTTTCTATTATACTCTCATCATCGTTACCTAATTTTATTTTAATGTATCCACCTGTAATAATACTTTTCCCAACAGTCCTTACCTGTAAATAGTTAAATCTAGATACATCAGTGAAATTCTCATCTTGATCTAGTCTTTTTCCTATTATAAATTTCTCTAAACTCTCGTAGCTCTTTGGCAATAATAACTTGGACCCCTTCTTTACAAAAGGAGCATTTTTAAGATGGTATTTTCCTGTTATCTCATCCATCACCATAAAAGTTCTGTATTCAAACTTAACTTTATGATCTTCATTGATTCTACCTAAAATAAAAGTAATAAATGGTACTATAATAGCTGCTGCAGCTGTTAATGCGGTGGGTAGTAAACCGAAAGTTTTTATAAGTTCGTCCACACTGTTTCACCTCCCCCTTATTATCGGTGAAGGGAATGAACAAAGGAACAATTTGCAAAATTTGTCGAACGTTTTCTGTGATTCAGATAACTGTTAACCGATGCAGTTTGAAGAGAATAAAAAAAGCGACCCCGCTTATCAGCAGTGCCGCTCCCTTGATCTATTACCTATTACCATAATAACTCACTTTAAAGAAAATGGAGTGCCGTTATCCTGCCAAGATTATGCCATTTTTTTAAATTATAAGTTTTTTCGGTTTCTTCCTTCTCTTGTTTCTTAAAAAAACAAAATTAATAGTTGCAAATAACAATCCCAATATATTAAGTATTAACATAATAATAGAAAAGATATTGGAAGAATTAGTGTCCGTTATTACATAAGCTGACGCTAACCCCAAAAGACTCACTACCAGTAAGGTGAAAAAAGGTAATAAACGTACAGAAGGTGATTCAAGTGTTGAGAAAGAGTAAAATGATTTTAGCCCCTTAATTGACCCTTTTAATTTATAAAAATTTTTATCATCTGTATGTAATATTTCAATTACAGCACCATCCGAAGCATCTAAATAATCAAATTTCACTTCTAGAATGTTAGGGTTATTTTCATCTATTTTAATTATAAAATCATTTGCATCACTGCTTTTTTCCAATATGGTTGCAGAAATAATTTCTTGTCCCTCACTAATTTCTATTCTAACAGGATCTTTTTCTACAATGTTTTTCCCCTCAATAGTAATATTTCCACTATTCCAAACAGTCATTTGAGTGTTGGTTACTCTTTCAACAGACTTTCCCTTAAAAATAATTTCTATATCTTCCGGAGCTTTATCGTTTTTTCCAACTACTCTTTCACTTTTGAATGTATATGTCAGTTCATTTACTTTTCTGTTTTTATAATGAGAATAAATTGCAAATAAAATACCGAAAAGTCCTATTAATGAACCAATCCACCCCTGATTTAATAAGTTAAGCACAGATCACATCTCCTAAATTATTCATATATTATAATGTACTTACTTATCGGCATATTATCAATATTGAATTACCCATATGTTTTATACTGTGCAACTCGTCGAACTGAGCCAACCCCTTGTCCTCTCTGTTTTTAACCAATATCCCTAAAATGAATTACACACCTGTTATTTTTGAGGAATTGATGAAAAATGCAAAGAAAAAGGCCCATCCTTATTGTTTTGGATGAGCCAGTTATATTTTAAATTTCTTCATAGCGTTGTTCATAGCGTCCTGATTGATTCCGATGTATCTAAGGGTTGTCCGTTGGTCTGAGTGATTAAATATCTCCTGCAGCATAGCAACGTCCTTCGTTTGTTTGTAAAAGTGATAGCCAAATGTTTTCCTCAATGTATGCGTGCCAATGTCATCTAAACCAACATACTCAGCAGCAGCCCTGAGAATCTTGTAAGCCATTGACCGGGATATCGGTTTGTTGATTCCTTCTCGGCTTTTAAAGAGAAACTCAAGATCCTCTTTCCCTTCGATATAAGCCTTAAATTCTCTTTGAAGAGCTGGCGTCATATCGATTCTCTTTTTCTTTTTCGTTTTCTTCTCTATGAGATTGAAGTATGGCCGTTTAGCGTCTCTAACTCTCAGCTGCAGAATATCTGATATGCGGAGCCCTGAATTGATGCCGGTCACAAATAGCATGTAATTCCTCATGTTTTGCTCTTTTAAAAACCTCTTGATGTAAAAGATGCATTCCGGATCACGTATAGGCTGAACAAAATTCATTAAGAAGCTGCCCCTTTCTTGTAGACTTCTTCTCTTAGAGCAAACGCCAGCCTATAGAGAGCTTTTGCCTTTACACGATAATAGCTGCGCTGGCTCATTCCCATTTCCGCATAAACTTCATAATCATACATTTCTTCCAGTTGCATATAGAGCATGACGATGATCTGCCGTTCTCTTTGAGAAAGCCGGTTAACAGCCCTTTGAATCCTTTTTAAGAATTTGTCACGCTGAATCTCCCAATCAAGACGCTTTAATGCTGCATCTTCCGTCGATGAATGAAATTCATTCGTAATGCTCGGCGGAACAATGCTATAAGTTGGTGTAACCTTTGGCAAAAAATCATCTGGCACCTGTAAGAGATATAACCGGTATTGATCAAGCAGCTTCTCTGCTTTTAATTTAGTCGCTTCTTCGTCAATCTGAGGAATGTTTAATGTTAATTGATTCATAGTTTTACCCTCCCGTTTATTTGCGTCTTAATGCCCCGCCTTTGCCTCTTTTCAGTGTTTGCCTATCTTGACCCCATCATTTGCCGCCAAAACCGTTCAAAACGCTCCTGAGCGTTTTTATTGCGCTTTTTCTTTTTCTCCTTCATGTCGTCCCTCCGTTCAAATAAAAAACGGACACCAAACAAACAGCGCTAATGCTGTAAGTTCAGTGTCCGCAGGCTTTCCGTCTTGGACTTATTCAGTTAAAGCAGCACGTATGTAACGATGTTGCCGATGATTGCTGCGATACATATTGCAGTTAAGTGGCTTCTCAGCTGTAAATCTTTTTCCTCTCCTACAACACCAACAAGAGAGATTATCAGAACCAGCAAGAGAGCTATTTTAAAGGCTATTAACATCATTCTCCTCCTAATTAAGACCCATTTGATTCATTCCAGATTTAACAGCTAGAGGCACCACGTCTGCTGGCTCTACATATGGATTCTTCTTGTATTCCTGATAGTAAGCCACAATCAGCTTTGACGTATGGCTAACAAGCTGCAGTTGTAAAGGCATACCCTTTTTTAATTCATCAACAATCATTTGCAGTTCAATCTCAGAAAATCCGTTCATTTGTCATCCCTCTTCTCTATATACTTATCAATATCTTTAAAGTAAGCCGCAGCCGTGAATGAAATGATTGCCCCGATCAAAGCAAGGTTCGCTTTCATGTCCGGACTGTAATCGTGTTGGAAATATATCCAGAATCCACATCCCATCAGCAGAAACAAAACTCTTAGTGCCATCTAATCCCCCTATTGTTCACAAATAATTAACATTTATTAACAGGTTTATTTTTAACCTAGGACGAATTCTTTAGGTGTATCAAAAAACTAAAGGAGTGTTGATAATGAATTTTAAAAAGTTAGTAACAACCACCTTATTAACTTCAGCTATTTTAGGATCAGGCTCAATTGCCAGTGCTACAAGTTTAGATAGTAAAGGGGAGATCTTGCCTGTCCCTAATAAATTTCAAACTGACTCTATTTTCACCACAAATGGGAAAGCATCGATAGCTGCAAGTGTTGTATATGTTGGTGGCAGACTAGAAGCTAATGGTTCAAGCAAGGATTATATAGACTCACAAGTGTTTACCCTATCAAATAATACTGGAACAAATTATAAAGGGTGGCAAGAATCTGAAAGAGCCAACGCAGCTGCGTATCTTAAGTACGAATTAAAAAATGCATCTACCGGCAACACGGTGTCTCAAGTCAGTTATTATGGTGAAGTTAAAGCAAGTGATGGACGTACTTGGCCAACTTTATCCTTTACCAGCTCCAATATAAAAGTTACAGATAAATACTATGTTAGGGTTACCAACCTTGGCAGTTACCCAGTGAATTTCGCTGGTAATGTTTACAACTAATTAACTTCTGGAAAAAGCAATCTATTTTTGATTGCTTTTTTTCTTTTTAAAAGCAGCTTCTGGGCGGATTTTTATATCTAATTCGTTGTGACCACATTCAGGGCAGCTGTATTCGATCATGGCTGTGCCTCACAATCAAACAGGCTGAGCTGAGTGATTTTATAATTGAACAGCAACATTTCTTCGGTCCCTCGGTCTTTTCCGGATCCACCAACAACCTGCTTGTACGCTGAAAAGGTTTCTGTCGCCCAATTCGGGTAGATCTCAAGTATTAAAGGGTCATCGTAGTAAGAGAGGATCACTTTACCTTTGACCTGATTTAACAGCCGGGCCAGTTCTCGGTGATCGCCTTCCGTGAAGCCGCCAGCGTAAAACTTCTCACGACCAACATACGGAGGAAATCAACATAAAACAAAGTATCAGGGCTATCGTATTTCTCGATGATGTTGCGAAAATCCTTACATTCGATCATGACGCCCTTCATACGGTTAGCGAAGGACTGGAAGGCAGAACAGGCGCTTATGTATCCGCCCGCTGGATTCTGGCCGCTTTGCGTGCTGTGCCTCCATCCAGTCTGTGGTACATTCTCCGCGTTCCCCTTACTGATGCCAGAACGATTCATGTAGAACCATCGGACGGCCCGTTCAAAATCATCTGACGGGTATTCCTCAGTTTTCCATTTCTCATAGAGCGCCCTGCTATATGGAATGGATTCACAAGCTTTCTGCATTGCCTTGGGATCCTTTCTGACTTGCATTAGAAAATTCACTACATGGCCGTCGATATCGTTATATACTTCATGTCCCATTTTCGGCTTATTCGCAATTACATGAGCTGCCCCGCCGAAAGGCTCAACGTACACCTTATGGGCAGGCATTTTATTTATGATGTGTTCGGCGTATTTGGCTTTCCCGCCAAACCAGATCAAAGGTGATCTCGTCATACCTTATCTCCCTATTCCCAGCCGACTGCAATTGCAAAGAATAAAACCAAAACCATCGCCCCAATGAGCCAGCCATTTGTCTTGTCTCTTTTTGCAATAATTGCGTCATTGCCTATCATTCTTAGATCATCAGCTTGAGCAACGATCATAGGCACTTCCTCGACATTAACCTTTAAGTGATCCGCCGCCTGCTCAACTGTCATCGCTTCGTCTTTCGTGGCTTTGACTGCCCGCTGCAGCTCAACTTGTAAAGGAATCATTACACATCACCCTCCAATTCATTTTGAGCAACTGTTATCGCAAAATTGAGATTGGTAATGATCTTCTCTAATGCCTGTTTGTATCGTTTCCTATCGCCGCTTAGATGCTGAATATCCTTTTGTGACTGCCGGAATTGATGAACCGTTACCTCCTGCTGGCGCTTGTTTTCCTCAATGATTTCCTGCTGCTTAACAGACAGTTCAGCTTGATCAATAAGCCAAGCAATTTCATTCTGCGGAATATATGTCAGTTTTTTAGACGTTCAATTCTCTCTTTCATGCCCGTTCCTCCCATGTCGCAGAGAGGACCGGCCCCTCTGCGTCACATTTTATATCCGATTTCAAAATCAATTCTTGAAAGATTGCCTTTTGACGTTTGCACGATTGTTTTGCCGTGCTCCGGCATTTCCGTTAATCGGAGTGGTTACTACATCACCCTTGGAGAAATTTCCGAGAGTTTTGCCGGTAGATATATCAATGACATCACTAAACGTGAATATCAGGAATTTTTAAATGAATTCGGGGCTACACATGCTAAAGAAACGGTTAGAAAACTGAACACACATATAAGAGCTTGTGTACAAGAAGCTATTGAAGAAGGAATAATACAATTTGACTTTACCAGAAAAGCCAAATTAACAGGTAGCGTGGAATCTAAGCGCCCCGAAGAAAAACATTTGAATTATGTTGAAAGTCAAAAGCTTCTAAATGAACTATATGAGCGTAAAGATAAGTCTCTCGGTTATTATTTACTGATCCTGGCCCTTACTTCGGGTATGCGGTTTGCTGAAATAGTGGGATTAACAACAGAGGATTTCAATTTTGATTTGAATGAAATCACTATCAATAAAACTTGGGATTATAAAAAAGGAAAAGGTTTTGCTAAAACCAAAAATGCTTCGTCAAATAGGACGATTAAAATGGACTCCAATACAATGGATTTATTCAAAAAGTTGTTTGATGAAATACCTAACAACATGCACAATCTTGTATTTTATAGCCCCCGCAGCTCTAAGAAAGTTCTTACCAACGAATTTGTCAACAAAATATTGAAAAAGACATTGGCAGACTTGAATATTGAATCAATTTCAGTACATGGATTAAGACACACACATGCTAGCATTTTGCTCTACAAGAAAATATCAATTTATTATGTTTCAGAACGTTTAGGACATGCGAAGATAGATACCACCCTTAATTATTATTCACATGTAATTAAAGAGCTCCGTGAAGAAGATACACGAAACACCCTTGACTTATTTGAAAAAATGCCGAGTCCAGCAAAAACGATTGTATAGCAATGTGCAAAAAATGTGCAAAAAATGTGCAAAAAGAAATAAATTCACATCGTTTTTCACCGTATTCTCTTCCAATTGAAAAACTCCTAGAAACAGCAAAAACCCTTGTGAAACAAGGGTTTTGTTGTTTTGTAGATGTTATTAATCTGAACACATCTAATATAAAAAACGCTCTAGGAGAGATTCGAACTCCCGACCTGCAGTTTAGGAAACTGCTGCACTATCCGCTGTGCTACTAGAGCTTTTTGTATTTATATAGTAGCTCTGATGATCAATATTTTCAAGCGGTTTGTATTAAAGCCCTCCAAAAACCTTATACGCGGCTCTTGTCGTATCTTCATCAATACCGATATACCGCATTGTAATCGAGGGTGATGAATGATTCAGTATTCTCTGCAGCTCGGCGATGTCTTTTGTCCGCTGATAAAAATGATAGCCAAACGTTTTCCGAAGCGTATGTGTCCCTATCTCCTCAAGTCCGCACGCCGCCGCGGCCTCCCTTAAAATTCTGTAGGCCTGAATGCGGGAAATCGGCTTCCTTGTCCGGAGAGACTTAAATAGATATTCGTTTTCTTTCATGTCTTTCGTATACTCGTATATTTCCTGTTTCAGCGATTCTAAAATCAGAATCTTCCTTTTCTTTTTCGTTTTGCTTTCCGTCGCCCATAAATGATCTTTATTTTTCACGTCCTTCACTTGCAACGGCAGAATATCAGAAATACGGAGCGCGCTGTTGATGCCGAAAATAAACAAAAAGTAGTCCCGCTTATTTTTGTTCAGCAAATACTGTTTTACTTGTTGGATTTTCTCTAAACTGCGAATCGGCTGTACAATATGCAT